TGCTTTGATGTATATCATTGCACCAGAATTAGCATACTGGTCGAAATCGATTCCTAAACCTTTGTATTCATGCTTTGATGTTTTAGGATTATATTTAAAATCCATTTTAGGTATTTTGTATTCATCAAAATAGCTATCATAAAGCAGCTCGGACATATTAATAAAGTCACCGGAAACTGCAGGTTCGTCGGCTTCTTTAACTTTTTTATTTAATTCCTCTAATTCAGCAATCCAATCTGGAAGGGAATCTAAAGCTTTTTCTTTACCTGTTTTGGATACATATTCGCTAGATTGGATTGTTATTGCCCATTCAATATTATCCTTAAGGTCTTCATAATCATTAAAATCTTCAACGCTTAATTTTTCTTCAACTTTGTTAAGTGGGAGAATCTCAGTATCTTCCAGTATGTATTCCTGATTGTGATTGTCTATTTCGTATTTGTAGATGACGCCGTGGTTTTTATCGAAATCATACTGTTTTAATTCCAATCCTTTATAATATGCTTTGCCTTCAATGAGTTGGAAACCTGGCAGTCCAGGGTCTACAACGAAACCAGGGTTTCCATCACTTCCGGTCATGATTAAGTCACTTGTATTAATTACGTCAGTGTGTACCTCAAATTGCTCGTTATGTTTGGAAATCTCAAAGGGGTCAATATATCCCATATCATATGCAGGGTCATAATCTTTAACTTCTAAACCTTTGTAATGTGCTTTCCCAGTTTGTTGATTATAGGTGAATCCTTCATATTCTGAATCTATGTAATACCAATCTTCCCAGTATCCCTCTGTTTCTTTGGATAAAATAGATGTGTCGATTTTAGCAGGTTTCAATTCATCAGGGGTTACTTGATGCCCTTGAGGATTGGTGGTTTGGCTGGCCTCTTGAGTTGCGCTTTCCGCCAATTGCCCGAGATAATCTGTATTGTCATATAAATCCAATGTTGGTATAATGTCGGATTCTCTGAATGGGCTGAATGTTGGTGCAGTGTAACCATACGGCATGATAAATGGAATGTTAGCACACCTGCAGTTAATCCACTCTTCAATCGGGCCAGATGTGTCACCAGGATAACCAAGACCATTACTGAAAGTGTCCCCTAGTGCGATTATTTCCCCATCCAATGCGACATGATCTGCTGAGTCACTAGGTTTCAAACCTCTTACACGGTCATCCTGGGCGCTGCTCCATTGGGTATATTCCACGCCAGATTCGTTATACTCATTCATTATGCCCATTTGGTGAGCGTTATGTATTTCAGTACGTGCTATTCTGTTAGCTTCCCAGTCTTTTAATTGGTCGAATCGTTTAACTAGGTCATTTCGTACACTTTTTATTCCTTTTCCGCTTTGATACCCTTCAGTTAGTATTTTATTTATGCTGCCATCAACACGTTTCATTGTATTTTCACTTGCAACGAAAGATTTGTTTAATAAGCGCTGTTCTGTCCAGGGGCTGGTAGCGAATAATTTATCTTTATTGATTGTGGTATGGAATAAATCTTCAGCTTTGATAGTGGTTGAGTTATTTTCACTTTTATCCGCAAGTGATTTTTTGATTCTTTTTGTTTCTCGGCGATGCCTTTGCCTAGCTAGTCTGGTTAATCTTCGGGCTTCACGTACCCCCGCTTGATATTCTTTTTTATTGTACTTTTCGAGAATACTGTAATATTCCCTGTGGGCCTCATGCACACTAGCTAATATCAAGTCCCCCTGGGCTTCAAACATGAAATCGGGATTATAGTATACTTCAAGTTCAGCTAAAACTTTTTCTTTTAATTTTTGAAAAAACTTTGATAACTCATATTTCAAAGCTTTTTCATTGTTTAAACTGCGAATTTGACTAGTTTTCGCTGCCAATATCTGTTTCTTCGTTATCTTCGATGTTGCTATTGGTGTCATTATTATCAATTAGATTATTAGATTCGCCCCTTAAGCTATCTTCAAGGTTCCCGAGTATACTGTCCACTTCAGCGTATGGATTGTTTTCTGTGTTATTCCAGATTTGCTCTAATGGAACATTATTTAAGTAGTAACTGTTCAAATATGGGTCATCAGGGTCTTTTGGTGATAATCCGAAATGGTCCCCGAAATTATTGATTAAATCCATCGGGGTCATAGCTGCACTTGCAAATAGGAATGCTGCTAATTCCTTATCTTTTGTGTAATCGATAGGATTGACGTCTACAATACGGAAATCCCAACTGGTGATTCCCAGTTCCTCTTTTAATTGGTTTATCATGGACTCCAGTTCGGCCTTGATTGGCGCTACAGTACCGTATTTATAAGATTCTTTTGTGTTGTCACTGTTGGTACCGTTCAGGTTACCCGCATCAAAGATGGCCAGCCGTGACGGATCAACTTTATTCGCATGGATTACTTCATCTCTGATGTCTTTTCGGTACATCCTGAAATGGCCCTCTTCAGTCTGAACACTTAATGGTATGATTTTAACTTCAACATTACTGTCCTCTCCCTGTGACGGTATAGTGATACATAATGCACTGTGAGGATGTTTGATAATCTGTTTTATCTGCTCACTAATTTTCCATCTTAAAGTTTGAGTTTCATCATATTCGGGGTTTGGGACTTTTTTCCCAGTTTCGGGATCTTCAATATATGGTTCAACATCATAATCCAGAAAATCACCGGTTACGGTTACAGCAAATTTTGGCATTCCCATATTTTTAAAGAATGCTACATTGTATTTTACAGCTGATAAATCACCTTGAATGGAAGGTATTGTGGCAATAATTGGTGGCCTTCCATAATATGAAGTCCCTGGCGCATATTCTATGGTCCATAATAACTCATTTGCTCTTTCTTCAGCTGATAAACTATTATATGGATAAAATTCTCCAGTGTCTGCATGAACATCACAGAGGTTCCCGTTTTCATCATAGTTTTTACCATAAATGACAAACCACACACGTTTTCCATCGTCTGCTGTATGCAGTACACGTTTTTCATCAGTATGCCTCCTGAGAGTATGTGACGGCATATGCTTTAATCTACGTATATCTGATTTTGAAGTATTTTTACGGATAATTTCAATTGCACCATAACCTAATGTTCGGCGGTCATAGACACATCGTTTTAAATGAATGTTAATCCCTGGCTTGCTTGCATCGAGAACCTTGGTAAATTTTGATTTTTCGGGTTCGACAGGATTTATGCCTTCTATTGGGTCCAGAGTATATTTGATTCCGGCAGAGTCTGTGGCTACTGCATCCACACATGCCTCGTGATAACTGTAAATGTCAAGTAATTCGACCAGGTCGTGAGGATTGTATTTTGGTTCCATTAGGTTTTCACCAATCATGAAATGTTTACTTGGAACCTGTTTTGAACCTGTGACTGGGTCTGTTTCGGCTTTATCAGCTCTGTATTTGTCCATTTCTATTTGGTCTAAAACAGTGATTTCGTCATTGTCATCGACTGTTACTATGAAAGATTCACTTCTCATTCTTTGTATCCCCTCGTATTTTTATTTTTATGAATTTTGTTATTTTTTTAAGCGTAAATTTTAGGTTTTTTACGTGTCCAGAATCTAGCTGCACCTGTTCCTGTATCGACTAGGTCATCAATTCCCCCGTCCTCTCCGGTGAATTCCACCAGGTCATCGACAACTTCCTCAAAAATTGACTCCGCAATTAACACTTTTCCGGCTTCGGCTAATGCCTGCAAATCAAAGCTACGGGTTAATTTGTCACCTGCTTTGGATACACGGTCTGCACGTATATGATGTTTTTCAAGACCTTGCTGTCTTCGCAGGTTGTTAATTAATATTTTTGGTGAGGCCCCTGGTTCCTGTTCTATTAGGACCCTGGTTTGTCTGCCGTCACGTAGGCAGATGTCTTTAAAGTAATCTTGAACACCTTTTGCTGTTAGTTTTCTTTTTAATTGTCTGCGCCAGTATAAGTATTCTCCATCCCAGTATGTTAAGCTTGCAGCTGTGGCGTCACCTTCCTCTCCTGATGCTCCTAAATCCCAGTATCTTAAACTTGGCAATTCTTTAATCATTTTGTCCATCTCTGCATCTGGGACTTTGCTGTTGAGGAACCATTTTCTGAAAAATACATTTCCTTCAGGTTCTTTTGGTTCACCTTGGTATACTGCATTGAATCTGAAGCTGCCCATTTCGGTTCGTATTTGTTGGAGTTCCTCTAATGGTTTTTGTTCAGGCCATAGTGGCTGACCTACTTGACGGCCGAGTGGATCATCTTCTAGGGCTATTGCCGGCAGGTTGAGTATTACCCATGTTCCATAGGGTATGTCCTCACCAGCATCCAATATTTTGATAGCTTCATTGTAGGTGAGATGTGGTTCATTTGGAACTCTTTTGTCCCCTTCTTTTTTATAGAGTATCTGACCGGCCAGGTCATCAATATTCAATCTTTGCCAGATTCCCACTACCCATGGTTTTATGCCGTCATCAAGACTTGCATTTAACCTGGTTTTTGCTTCTGTAAACCACCAGTCATTCAGTTCTTTTTGATGTGTCTTTGAGCGTGCTTTTTTAAATCCTTTGGTAGGGTCATCTATGATGAAACCATTAGCTCCTTCCCCTAGAATGGAACCGCCGACCCCTGCTGTGAGTAATCCTCCTTTGTGGCCTTTGATATTCCAATTATGAGCGGCTTGACTGTCTTCAGCTAATTCAATAGGTTCGCCGAACATGTCTTTTCCTACGAAATCTAGAAGGTTACGTACTCTTCGACCCCATCCACGACTGAAATTTGCACTGTGAGTGGTGAGTATCACATGTTTATCTGGGAAGTTTCCAAGATACCAGGTTAAAAAATAGTAACTGACTAATTCAGATTTACCGTGCCTGGGCGGCATGAAGATCATTAACCTAGATAATCTTCCTTGCACCATGTATTCTAACATTTCACATACATATCCCAAATGAGGGTATGGCTGCCATACCCCTCGACTGGCTAATTCTGCAAATTCATCAATTGTGAAAGGAATCTTAGGACTCATTTTTCTTCCTTTTTACGGAATTTGTTTTTAGTTCGTTCAGCTAAAGACCCATCCAATAGCTTTTTCTGGTATTCTGTAATATCGTTCTGCAGGTCAGTTTTCACTTCTTTGGTGACATCCGCATCAACAACTAATTTCTTAGTATCATCCTCACCACGGAGTTTTCGTTTATAATCCTGATAGCCATTTAATGCAGTGACAAAATCTTTAGTTTGAGTACCATTAATCTTACAATCCGCTAATAACAGTTCTAGCAGTTCACCTGTTGCAACTTCAGCGTCATCTGCTTTTTGATATTTGTCAATATCTGTTTTACGGTCAATTTCATCAAACTTACGATTCCGATATTCCAGCTCATATTTCTCTTTCAATTCCCTGCGTACAATAAACTTATGAGCAGTGGCTAATTGTTCAAAATAAGCTTTGGAGTAGGGTTTATATTTTAGCGTTATCCCATGAAAATTGCCACCCCTCTGCAACCCCTGAAGATCCCTAGAGCAATGTCTAATACTTCCCCCATGAGCGCAAAAACAATCAAAGGCCTCTTTATGTGGGTTCTTTTCGCCTTCCTGTTGTTCCCATTCGGGGTATTCTAGTTGTAGTTCAGGGATTTCTCTTGCCATGTTATCACTTGAATATGTACGTTAAAGCAAAGATTAATATTGCCAATCCGACGCTTATTGCCGTTAGTCGGAGGTTCATTTTTTGTCTGTCTTCGTCACGTTGGTCTTTTGCCTCTTGTTTGTATTTTGCTATTGTATCGTTTTGGGTTTTGATTTGAGTTTCTAATGCTAATACTCGTTGCTTTAAATCGTTGTCATCCTTGATACTGTTTAGCATTACTTTATTAACAGTTTCGTTTAGAGTGTCTACGCTTTCTTTTAATTCTTTCATGTCAGCTTTCAATTCTTTAATACTGTCTTCTTTATATTTAGACCTGGTTTCTAGTTCGGTGGTTTTACGTGACAATTCTTGTATCTGCTCTTCATGTGCTGCGCATGGAGTTTCAACCGGTGGGGTCATCAGCATCCTCTCCTTTTTCGTATTCTCCGGCTGGGTCGATGTCTTCGATTATGTTTTCATCATGTTTAGCAGCCGTCATCGTTTTCACTTTCCTGATCATCATCATTGATAGGGTCTTCGGTGTATAACTCATGGACCATTTGCTCCGCTACTTCAACCCTTTTGTTTTCGGTGGATTGAGCTAAAATGTATCCTGCCAGGAATATGATTATTGGAATTAACCAGGCATATTCTGCAGGCATTATTTGAGTTAATCCATCTTTGCCTATGTATGCTATGAATGCTGCTATGAATGCTATAGCAGTTGCGATTTTACTTTTGTATTTGTATGTTGTAACCATGGTTTACATTCTCCATTATTATT